CGAACCTTGCGGTAGACTCCGACCCCTGCTGCTGCCATCGGTAATCCAATTGCAGTCAAGACCAGTTCTACCCCACCTGACTCAATTGCTGAGTTCAGCAGTTCCATGAATTCCATTAGTAACTCCAACAAGCGTATTTGTCTCTTGTATCAATATGGATAAACCTCTGATTCCATTCACCTTTTTGGTTTACTCCAATACCCTTGAATCCGTGCTTGATTGCTAATGCGATGAAAGGTGGAACATCTTCTCCCGCAATCAACACATCGAATGCCTGTCCTCCGTTTCCATTGACCCCGTGATGGTGTCCTGGTCCGTTGGGTTTTGTTCGTTCTCTGGGGTGCTGGGCTGATCTGTACGCAGAGGATAGTTTTATTGGCTTCCCCCACTCATCCCGCAGTGCCTGCAGTCTGTTAAGCGCATCTTCCTCGATCTCGCATTCTCCAGAGAAACTGCACTGCAGTTCCTCACGACTGAAATTCTTTGATTCACTCACTGACATCACAACTCCTTGATTTCGCCTGCACAGATCCGTGTGTAGTACATGGATCTCTCCATCCTCTCATCATCACTGAACCCCAGTACCTCGTCCTGTGTGTGGTGCTTTCGGAACTCATCGATCACACATCCACACCCCTGGCTTGCCATGCTGACAGCAAACAAATACGGCATTCCTTGTCTTTGGTAATCTGGCAGAATCCTTTGCACACAACTACTTGTCCAGGTGAATAGGAAGTGGGTTTTGTATTCCAACTCAGTAGCAACTGCAGTCGTACTGAGGAGAAAAAGGGGGAGCAGGAGTTTCACCGAGTCCCTTTATTGATCGACTCCTCTAGTTTGGTGATTGCAATTTTCATTTCCAGTAGCGTTGAGTTTGTTTCCTTCAAAACCCCAGTAAGCGCCTGATTTGACTCCTTCATCAAGAGTCGTAATTCTTGGTCTGCGAGGTCATCTTTGGTCAACCACTGGGTCCGCTCTCGCTCAAATCCTTTGAGGAGATAAACCACAAGCCATGCTGAGAAGCACAGGGCAGCAGTCACTACTCCGACCTCATTGATTATCGATACTATTCCTGTCGCTTCTGCAGGCATTGCTCGGCCTTGTTAATCGGTTGGGGGTGTGGGCCAGGTGATGCCCATTAGGTTCCCGTTTGAATCCAGTGACGGTGTCTGGGTGGTGATGTCCCTAAGCGCCTGTCTGTACGTCTGCCAATCGGTTTGATTAGCACCTGGGTAATCGGATACCATTCGCCAATCTGATTGCTGGAGAAGTTGGTTGCGTTTAATGCGGAGTTGACGCATTGGTTCTGCTGCTTGCAGTTCTGCAATTTTTGCTTGGATTTGTTCTTCTGTTGGTTGTGGTCGCTCATCTTCCCAGATTAAATGATCCCCATTCACTACTTTAAAGGTATGGTTTGGCTTTAAAATTCTTAATGCAGTTCCTAAATAACTCATTGTTGCACCTCGAAAATTGACAATCCCGTCCTGATATATGCTGCAGTATCTTTATTACCTCCTTTATTTCCAACATTAACGTCAATCGAACTGCTTGAACTACCGGATACACGAATCTGAATAGTTTTTGCCGTAGTAGAACTGTTAGTGTATTCTCCAGCCAATGTAGCAACGACATAATCTAAATAAGCTCCGTCTGATCGATCATTGTTAAACTGCTGGCTTATATTTGTGGTATCAACAAAAAGTGCGGCCATTGCTAAATCATCACTGTTGGAATCCTCTTGCACGAACAATTGTGCTTGGCAGAAAATTTTAGAGTTATTGCTATTCGGAGTAAAACTAGTGGTAACGACTTGTAATCCCTCTGTTGATTCTGCTGCAGTCGCACCATTAAACCCAGTGTACGTTCCAGAAAGTTCGGACTTTCCAATTTCAACAAATTTGTAGTTAATAACATGCCCAGCAGGAAAAACTACTGAACTGCCAATCGTGCCACCAGTAATGTTGCCCCCACTAATGGAAACACTGTCTGCTGCTTGAGTAGCGATAGAACCCAGACCCAGATTTGTCCGGTTGGTCGCACTATTTACATTCGATAATGTAATCGAACCAGATGATTCCGTAGCCATCGTGGTGCTGTTTAATTGAATTTCACCTGCCATTTAACTCCTAATGTGTAGGGTCCCGGTTGTATTGATCGTACCTGTGGTGTTTAAGAGCCCATCGAAGACCAGCATCTTGCCTGCGATTGTCACCGTGTTTGAAAATGATACAGGTCCAACATAAAACCTATGATTTCCTGCGCTAATCGTTTCTGCAGTGGTGACTGAATTTGCGTGTTCGATGTCTTGTAAGGCTGTATCTGCAGTGGCTCCTTGTGCTGCCGTAGCATAATCGGTTGATGCCGTGGTTGCTGCAGTACCAAGACCAAGATGAGTGCTCAGGATCGTTGCGTTGATCCCAAGAGTAATCGTCCCAGATGAAGTGATGGGAGAACCACTATCGACCTCGATCCCATCTGATCCAGAAACTGCGACACTGGTGACGGTTCCAGAGCCTGAAATGGTTTGATATTCCAGCGCAGTTGCACCTGCATTAACTGCCAGAACCTGTCCTGCTGTCCCAATCGCAGTCAATCCGGTTCCACCATTTCCTGTCCCAAGTGTGCCTGTGACTGCAGCACTCAGATCATTGGTCTCGGCAGTGAGGTAACTTTGGAGGTCTGAGATCTGCGATTCGGTGATGGAGAGTGCTGCTTGATGTTGAGTGACTGAGGATTGGGTGATATTAGCATCAGGGACATTTACCCAGGTGACTGCAGCAGATAGATCGTTGACCTCTGCAGTCAGGTAAGACTGTAGATCAGAAATCTGGGACTCGGTAATCGACAACGTACTTTCTGCAATGTACTCAACATCTGTCGCACCACTATTGACTGCGACCAGTTTGGACCCGTTTCCTGCCAAGGTTGGCAAGAGTGCTACTCTGGCAGTCGCAGCAGTCGTTGATCCGGTTCCGCCAGAGGAGACGGGGAGAGTGCTTGCAACATCCGTCTGCAGATCAACCTGGTTTAGTGTGAGAACCTGCCCTGAGCTTAAGGTGATGTAGTTATACGAGGTCGAAGAAGAGATACTGAGGTCTGTACTGTTGTCTGTCCCTGCGGCATCAACACCCAAGGTCGTGCGGAGGGTCGATCCACTCTCAAACTGGAACTCTCCAGCCGAGGAGTTATAAACTAGCAGCGCATTGTCTGCTAGTGCTGCACTGTCCACATCTCCCAATGTGACAAGCGTTGAGCCTGGAAGATCTGCATATTGCCACTCTGAGTCAGTCGTATTGTATTGGAGGATCTGACCATTTGTTGGCGTATCGTCGTCATCAGTGACCAGGATTCTCCCGATCTGGGTCTGAAGTCCTGAGTCCAGTTTTGCGGTTGTGATGCTCCCGTCATCAATCGTCGCGGCAGTTGGGGTGCTGGGAGACCATTTTGAACCAGACCAGACCAGTGCCTGACCTGTGCTTGGTGCTGTTGTTGTTGTATCTACATCACTCAGATCATCAACGCTGGTGGGGATTGAAACCGCTGTAGCTTTCCAAGATTCGCCATTGAATCGGAGGAAATCATTCGTTGCAGGAGTGGTGGTCAGAACATTCCCCAACCCCTCCAGATCCGGTGTCTGGATTGACACCGTCAGGGTCTGCAGTTGCGAGTCGATCTCATCAAAATTACTGTTGATGTAGGTTCCCCAGAGATCAACAGCCTGTCCGACCGTGGGTTTTTTTAGAGCAAAATTGGTGGTTGTGGCGAAGTCTGCCATTAGCTGCACCCTGAGAAGTCTACGTCATCAATTGTTTTCTTCACACTGGTCGTCGTGTCCGTGGTTGTGATCGTTTTGACCACCTTGACAAAACTTAAATCAATACGACTTCGATCACCGTCTGCATACGATCCCAGCGTCGAATAATTAACGTTGGCTAATCCAGCAATATGTGGGGTCGTGTCCCGCACATACCCAACACCAGGCCAGGTTTCCCCAATCGCATAATTGTATTGAGGTAAATACGGAGATATTGACAACGTCGTGACAGTATCCACTGTGCTTGACTGCAGGTAGATACCTGAGTCCAAAACCTCCCCTGCTGTCAGTTTTGCGGCAACATCGGTTATTGTGATGGTCCCTGTGTAAATACTGTTTGAGAATGAACCTACAGACTCATCCACCAGTTCATTTGCTAAATTATCAAAATTATAGTGATACAACCCCGAACCGTGGACGTTCACTAATGCCCCTGTGATTGTGTAGAAACTTGTCTTAACACTGCTTGAGGTTGTCGTTGTACTCCCCACAGTTTTGTAGGTCCCAATCGTGTCGAGGATTGCGTTGGTTTCGCAAACTAAGGTGCTACTGTCTGCAATCGTGATCGGGGCATCCAGACCCACGATTCTCGCAGACAAGGAATTAAACCGAGTGTTGAGGTAAGTGGCGAAACCACTGTAATCAAAATCCAGCACCTCTTGAGCAGTGGTGGGAGGACTGAACCCCTCGGCCTGCAGTTCAGTATTTAAAAAGGGCCAGGTCGAGACTGGGGTGGTTGCACCACTGTACGGATCAGGCAGGAGGTCTGCGACTCCAACTGGAATTCGGGAATTGAGCGCATCAACTTGTGCGATGTTCCGATTCACCTGGGCCAGTGTGGAACTTGCCCCAACGCCAGCAGTGTTGATCTTGTCGGAAACCGTTTTGAGCTTTGTAGATAACGATTCGATAAACTGATTGATGATCGTCCCGTAGGTTGTACTGTCGCTCCCAACCGTGGGGATGTCATAACTATAGTTGGTTGAACTGCTTGGCATTACGATCCACTCCAGGCAGCGAGGGCAGCTTCGGCTGCAGTTCTTGCCGCTTGGGCATCACTCAAGGCTTCATCTGCTGTCTCTTGCAGGGTCTGCAGTTCTGCAGCACTTGCTGCCAGTTGTGCTTCGGCACTGGCTAGGTCGGTTTCTAACGTGTCCAGATCAGACAGTAGAGTCACTAGAGAAGCGTTGACCATCTTGGTTGCCACCGAGACTGCCGTGTTGCTGTTGGTCAGTGCGGTGCTGGCGTTCGTATCCGCTTGGTCCAGTTTGTAGGCGAGGGACGGGGTCACCGAATCCGAAACCTCTCCGAACACCGTATCCACTGCATAGACTTCATCTTCCAGATCCTGCAGAGCAGAGTTCAGAATGCCACCCCAGGCATTTCGGTCTTTCCCAACTTCTGGGAGGGTAATGCCGTAGTTGGTCGTGGTAGGAGGAGAATCAGTTAGTGCCATTGTTCCAGGTATTGCTTGATGGGTTTCTCTTCGTCCAATTTTCTAAAACCGTATCTGCTCGGTTCGTCCAGTTGGAGACAGGGAGTGTCTGGGACTCAAACACCACCTCTTTCACAAAGGGGCCGATTCCGTAGGCTTTCATCCCATAGATCGTCTTTTTTGCACTCATGACATGGCCTGAAAGTTCAGACTATGCCGTGATCCCTTCGTTCTCCGTCTGTCATCACTCGCTTGAATCTCTGCAACGGCACGTTCTGCCTGAGATTGCCAGATTGTGATTCTCTCATCTTCTCCCAGATACGGAGATGCCTGCATCAGACTGTAGTAGAGGTATGCGTCTGGGTGAGAGGTGCTGACCCAGTTCGTTGTGTTCGTTGTACTCAGTGCTGGAATCTTTGCGTAGTAAAACATTTCGTAGGTGATCGACTCACTCGGTGCAGGGATGATCCTGAGAGCATTGCCGTAAACGAAATATCTGGGATACGAGTCTGCCAGTCCTGCAATGAAATTGGTGTCGGTGTATTCATTGATCGCATGAGCTGCGATTTCCACCAGGTCCCTCTCCTTGGGGGAGGTCATCCGCAGATGCCGCATCTCCAGAAAGTCGGAGGGCATGGACAGGTACTGATCAGACGTAGAAATATCCGCACGGGTGTACTGATTGGTCGTCCTCAGTTGTCGGTTCAGTCGTGCCTCCGCCAACGTAATGAAGGTCGGAATGACCGAGGTCAGATCTGTTCGATTGAGCCAGTCTGCAATGTTGGATTTCAGTTCGTCAAAGGTCATAGGTGTCCTTCCCAAATTCGGAATGGACGATTGGCATAGTCATTCAACCATGCTCGGAATTTCTTCTTGTCCCTGGTGATTCCCTGCTGTGCGAGTTGGTCGTAAAGCACTCTGGGAATCTCGGCAACTCTCTTCCAGCCAGAATCTTTGTTTGCAAAATTATCAAGGTGTTGGTTGTCACGCAGGACCTTGGCTAACTTCAATGTTGGCTCAATGTCTTGCGTGACCTTGTGGTGAATCTGCAGGTTTCGTGAGTCCACTTCATCGACGATGAATTCACTCATGATGTTGCCCGTATGATCTAAAATCTGTTTGGTCAGCATTCTAAAAACCTGCAGTTCTGTTTAGGAT